ACGCACACAAAATAGAGAGGTTGAAAAAGGTATTTGAGCCTCACGGAGCTAAAATTGCATCTCATGATCCATTTGACGATGGAAACGATGCTGGCGGTTATTCGCTTAGACACGGCTCAATAATTAAGTACGTGAAAAGCAAGGACTCAGGAGAAATAGACGTTGTTTGCGATTGGGCCACAGATTTAGCAATATCACACAATGCTGACTGGTTTGTGTGGGACGGAGATGGAATGGGTACGGGATTGAAAAGACAGGTATCTATTGCGTTTGACGGGACAAATACAAAATATCACATATTCAAAGGGTCATTATCTGGTTCTGGACAAGATAACGCCAGACAGATTTACATGCCCGATAGCGGTGACAGCAATACAAAGCCAAAAACGTACGCCCAGACCTTTAAAAACAATAGAGCACAATATTATTCTGAGTTAGCAAGAAGGCTGTACAATACATATAAATGCGTTATACGAAAAGAGTATATTGATCCGGATGATATGATTAGCTTTGACTCAAATGGAATTGATGATATTGACGGGTTAAGATCGCAAATATGCAAGATACCAAAAAAGAAAAATAATAGCGGCTTGTTTCAAATAATGAGTAAGCAAGATATGAAAACGCTGGAGATTGAATCGCCAAACGAATCGGATTCTATAATGATGGGTCTATTTTCTCCAAAAGATGACGCTAAAGAAGTGAAAATGAACTTCACGGGCTGGTAATAACCTGTGGATAACTTGTGGATAACTAATAAATAGCCTACAATTTTGCCATACCTATCAATCGGGAACTAAAATGGCAGATTTCAACGACATCCAATATGTAAACAAACTATTATCTGATGCTCAAGAGGCGGAATATGATAATAGAGAAGATGTTAGAGAAGTAACTCATTTTCTACAGAAGAAAGACGGCCAATGGCAACCAGAAGTAATACAAAGAATGTCTGGCAGGCCTAGATTTACTTTTGATAAATGTAATCCAGTGGTCGATTCAATCGCTGGAGAAATGGAACAAGCCGAGTTCTCAATAAAAATACGCCCTTCTGGCGGTGAAGCATCCAAAGATTTAGCAAAAATATTTGACGGGATGATAAGAAATATTCAATCCATGTCAAATGCGACAAACGTATTTAATGCAGCCGGTAGAAAAATGGTGCAATCTGGCTTCGATGCTTGGCGAGTAGTTCAAGATTGGGCAGACACAGACTCATTCGAGCAAGATTTATTTATTCGTAAAATAGCAAATTCAGTCGATAGGGTTTGGTTTGATCCCGGTGCAGAAATGCAAGATATGAGCGATGCAAATTATTGCTTTGTTCTCCAAGCATTACTCACAGATGACTATAAAGAAAAGTTCCCTGATGGCTCTATGATGTCTATTGGCGGAAATAGAACAGAAGAGGTGTATTCATATAAGCCTAATTTTATTATTACTGGTGAATTCATATATAAGCAGCCGATAACAAAAGAGCTGGTGTTAATGTCTAACAATGCCGTATATGAAGTAAATGATGAATTTGAAAGCGTGGCAGACGAATTAGCGTTAAGCGGAATTAAAGAAGTTAAGCGGCGCAAAAAGAAAAGCCATAAAGTAGTAACCAGATTTTTTGATGGCCAAAAATGGCTATCAGAGCCAAAAGACATGGTATTTAGTTATATTCCTGTTATACCGACCTATGGAAACTTTGACATATCAGAAGATAAAGTGATATATCGCGGAGCCGTCAATAAATTAATGGATGGACAGCGCGTTTATAATTACGCACAAAGCAGGGCAATAGAAGAGGGCGCATTATCGCCACGCGGTAAATACTGGATGACAGCAGAGCAAGCGCAGGCACACATGGCGACGCTCGAAACGATGAATACAAACGCCGATCCAGTTCAGCTATACACCCACGTCGACGGCCAGCAGACTCCTTTTTGGCAGGGTGGCGCACAAATTAACAGCGGCTTACAGCAAACAGCTAACGATATGGCATCAAATATTGTCGGATCGTCTGGTATATTCTCAGCAAATCAAGGCGACGCGCCAAATCAATCAGGTTATGCAATAGAGCTACAGCAAAACAAAGGCGATACTTCAACTATTAAGTATTTTGAGGCGCAGGAAATAGCGATATGCCATACGGCGCGCATTTTAGTTGACGCAATTCCAAAAGTTTACGATACAAAGCGAACGGTTAGAATCCTTGGTGAAGATGGATCGAGCAAGATGGAGCCAATTAACGATCAAGTCATGGATAATGAAACCGGCCAAATGGTCACGTTAAACGACTTAAGAAAGGGGAAATATGACGTAACTTGCTCTATTGGGCCAGCATTCAAATCAAGACAGCAAGAAACAGCCAGAGCATTTTTAGATGCAGCGGCAATAGATCCATCAATCATTACTATGGCTAAGGATATTTGGCTCGCAAACTTAAATGCACCGGGGTTCGATTTAATCTCAGAAAGAGCGCGCAAACAATTACTTGAATCAGGCCAGATCCCAGACGATCAAATGACAGAAGAGGAAAAGGAAAAGGCTAAGGCAATAATTGAGCAAGCTAACGCAGAACAAGAAAACGCAGCAAACCAAGGCCCAACAGTAATGGAGAAGTCTATTATTGAGCAAACAAAAGCAAACACCGCAGAAATAATTAGTAGATCTCAAGAAAGGCAAGACAAGTCCGAGCTGGCGGTTAATAAACAGCAATTTGAAGCGGGGAAATTTGCAGCAACATTTAAGCAAGATCAAACGCAAGCAATACTTGATCAACAAATGGCGATTGTTAACGCCCTGAATACTCAAGCAGACACATTAAACAAATTAAAAGATGTGATCGGTGCTCAAGGCATTATTAGCGAAGAGACGAAAGAGGCAATCGAGCAACAATCAGAAATAGTGACAGACGCACAAGAAGCCCAGATAGATGAAGAATAGTATTGTGGATAACCTGTGGATAACTATAGACAACAAATAAAATACTGTTACAATTAATTATAATCTTACGCGAAGATGTCGCGGCCAACATACTCGAAAGAGGCAAAAATGACTAACGAGCTACTAAATGATGACAGCATCACAATTGATAATGATCATGTTGATAATGATGCGGTTTCAGAAACCGATAATATCGGAGCAGATCTAGCCACTGCACCTGAAGAAAAACAGGATAAAAACAACGATGGTGCGCAGAAAGCGATTAACAAGCAACACGCAAAATATCGGGAAGAGGAGCGAAAGCGAATTGCAACCGAAAAAGAGCGTGATGATCTTAAATCAAAACTAACTGCGCTAGAGCACGAAAAGCAGGATGTAAGTATTCCTGAAATACCTGACCCATACGAAGATGACTATGAGGAACGGTTGAAAGTTCGTGACGATGCCATTGTGCGAAAAGCAAATCATGACGCGCAAAACCAGCGGGTTATTGATCAGCAGAACGCAACGCAAGAAGCAGCAACAAAAGCAGAAGATGAGCGAGTCGGCACTTTAATTAGTGGCTATTCAAAGCGAATCGGTGAGCTTGGTCTTGGTGCTGATGACGTTAGATTGGCGGGTGACACCGTTGTTAGGAATGGTATTGATGGGCAAGTGGCTGAGTTTATCCTTGGTGATGAAGATGGGCCACTTATCACAAAATACTTAGCAGATAATCCTATTATTCAGGACGATTTGCGAGGACTAACAACGATACAAGCCGCTATGAAAATTAACTCAGAAATCAGATCTGCTGCTTCGGCAATGAAACCGCAAGCATCTAATGCTCCTGATCCGACTGAAATATTAAGCGGTCGAGGAGCTGGAGAAAAGGACAGTCCTTTTATATCCGGTGCTACATTTGACTAAATTTAGGAGCTAATCATGGCTAATAACAATTTTGACAGCAACACAACCCGACAATTAGCGAAAGTATTTGTCGAGAAATTTGAAACGTCGCGCGTTTTATCTAAAAACGTAGACACACAACTATTATCTGGTGCATTTAATCCTTCATCAGGCGATACAATCGACTTTAAACGTCCAACTGATTACGTTTCAAAACGTACGGCAGATGGCGACATCTCTGGTGGCCCACGTTCAGGAATTATTACAGGCAAAGCGTCTGGCGTAGTTCAGAACATGTTCACTGTTGATGTAGACTTTACCCGCGTTGAAGAAGCGTTAAAAATGGATCAGCTTGATCAATTGCTTGCGCCGATGGCAACACGCATCAAAACTGACTTAGAGTTAGATTTTGCTGCATTTATGGGTAAAAACTCAGGCTTACTTGCTGGAACTTACGGCA